TGATGATGTTGAACTCGCCAAAATGGTATTACTTGGCATCAGAGCTTTTACTCTGTATACAAAGCAGACCTAAGATCAGGAAGAACTCGAGCTTTTCAGCTACGAGCCTGGCGGATCACGTGAACCATAATCTAGACCATGAAACACTGGTCCCTATTGACCTTAACACGTGATACTGATAACGTCTAACGACGATCATATACCTATGTTATTTTCATATAGAGTGATTGGGCTTTCTTAATTGTGCCCATATCCGAAGAGGACTAGCCCTCCACACTTTAGAGTAAAACTCTATAATGTGAATAGCGTACCATTATAACAACTAATAATGCTACAAACATAAAAATAAATAAAACAATTAATAAGACATCTCTGTTATTAAGCAGAATGTCGCCTCTTATGAGGTCTATTTTAATTACATATTTACCTAATGAGAGTAGCTGGATTAGCTCCTCTGTAGATTACTTCTGTAAAGAAGTAACCCATCTTGTTAACACTAGAGGAATCTCATGAACTATTTCATATGTTAAAACATGTAGAAATATGATCATGAGAGACATTTCTGGTTCTCCAATTCTTGATCCTGTTGATGGAATAAAATCCACGAATGGGATCCCTAATTGGTTAAAACCTATTTATTTTCCCGATAACATCGAGAGAATAAAAGTATTAACGACTTTACTTACATCTTTAAGATCTCTTACTTTAAAGAGTGAATTAAAGACTGATACTATTACTGAACCTTATAAAGGTACAAGTAATTTTATATCAGACTCTGAGTTCTATCAAATCTGTAGAGATTTGAAACTTAAACGAGGTATGTGGAAGCCATGGGAAAGTTTCCATCTTAGCACTAAGAAAGGTCCTGGAGGCCAAGCTATCTTGACTTCTATAAGTGAAGTTACCAACTTATCCTCTCAACTAATAGCAGATATTAAGCTATTAGGAGGTGAGTTGCTGGCAGAACAAATATATAGTCTAACTGATAGATTGGACATCCTCCAGTACCGTACCTTAGCGTCATATTGGACATCTTTCTACACGAGATCAACAACGAGTCTTAGAAGACTGTCATATTTCTCCGATAAGGAGGGTAAGACAAGAGTTATAGGTATTGTTGATTATTGGACACAATCTGCATTGATTCCTCTTCATAAAACTTTAAATAGTTTATTGAAAAGAATCGATCAAGATATGACTTTTAACCAAAATGCCTTCTCTGAGTTACCTCTGTTAAAAGGGAATAATAAGTTCCATTCCATCGATTTAACTGCTGCTACTGATAGGTTTCCTATTAACTTTCAAATGAAAGTTATTGGATATCTTATTGGTAGTGAGCGAGCAATCGCTTGGAAAAGATTGATGGTAGATTACGAATTTGAGTGTAAAACTCCTAAAGGAGTGAAACACTTTTCATATGCTACTGGTCAACCTATGGGAGCTTATTCCTCGTGGCCAGCAATGGCATTATCACATCATTTTCTTGTAAGATTATCTGCAATAAGAGCCGGTTTAACCGGTCCTTACTGTGATTATTTCTTACTAGGCGACGACTTAGTGATATATAACGATTTGGTTGCAGAACAGTATAAAATACTATTAAAACAGTATGATATGCCTTTCTCTGA